CCCTTGCCTTCTCGGGGGTCTGTGCTTGGGGGCAGCGGTGAGGGCCAAGCGCGTGAAGCGCCAATTTCTTCTTCCCTGGTTGGCGCTTAGAGCAACCCCCGTTGCTGTGATCGCGCTGGTCCTCGCCGTTGCAGGTGTGCGGAATGTGTCCGCCGAGCTTCACTTTCGCGACATGATCGACACCCACAAGACACAACCGGTGGCATCTTACGTTCATGTGAGAGAAGCCATCAGAGACTGGCCGTTCTCGAAATGGTACAGGCGAGAGGCGTTTCTGCGTGCGGTCCGTGCCGGCGTTGTCGGCAGGCACTTGGAAGCATCAAGGGGCGCCATGCATAGTGCATACCCGTGGCACCCGACCGTCGAGCGTATCGAGAGGCTTCTGGCAATGCACAAGAATCAAATTGGTGGTCTGTATGACTAGATCAACACCTGTTGAGGAATTCGAGAACAAGAATATTACCGAACCCAGTCAAGACGATGACAATGATCGTGCGAAACTTGTGAAAGATCAGGTTCTTGGAATCAGAGGCAAGCACAACCGCAACAAAGAATGGCAACTCCGAGTCGGAGGGCTCTATGACTAGCGTTGATGACTTATGATCAAGGAATTGGCACTCGTGACGCTACTTTTGGCTGAGGCGGAACCGATTCAACTGACACCTGCCGCTTGTGAGGCAGCGATGGAAGATGCGTGGCGCAACGGGCAAGAAGCATCATGCTCTCACCTTAGCGATGCTGACATCGTTGAACGACACCCGATCCGATACAAGAAGGTCATTGAGGCACGCGAGACTGCCGCAATTGAGGCCCAGATAGCGATCCAAATAGCCGAAATTCAGCGGTTACGCATTCTGTCTGAGGAGGCAACGTCTCTGACTCTCAAGATCGGCTGGTGCCGGACAATTGCACGAAACGGGTCATTTCCTGGCAAGGTTTATCCGTTCAGTGAAAAAGAGAAATATTGGCCGGAAGGCATCAAGCTGTCCCTGGATGAATGCATACGGCTCATCGGTGGGAGGCGCGACCCCACCACTTGGGAGCCGCCAGAAGTAGTGGTCGCGCATCTCAAGAGAGGATATCGATAATGGTTCAATACACAGCTATGGCGCCCATCAAAATGGACACGGCGGATGGGACTGGTGATGACATCGATGATTCGTCCGACAGCGTTACCATTCCCAACGACGCGAGCGGCGTGAAGGCAAAATTCGTCCACGTTTCAGTGTCTGAGGACGCATATGTCCTGGCGAATGCTGCCGGTGACACCATCACCACAACCAACGGCATCATAGTGACGCCGGAATCCGGTGGCATCATCCTCGATGTGACAGGCTACGCCAAAATTTATTACTTGCAGGTGTCGACCGGCGGCCGTATCTGCGTCAAGCCGGTGGGCGGCTGATGCCTGAAATGCGCCGCATTCTCGACGCAAGCGGGGACGTCCTCACGGAGTTTATCCATGATGACACGGATAACCAGTCCTACATCGTGAAGTCGCAGGATGTGGAGGGCATCATTGAATCAAACAAGGCCCAGAATGCTGACGGAGATGGCTACTGGAAGGGCGAAAGGTCGGCACGGCACTTCGCGGAGGTGCCCTTCAACATCATCGACAAGTGGTGCAAGGAAGATGGCATCACGCCGCTCACATACCGGCGCATGAACAAGTACGAAATGGACAAATTCATCCGCAAGAAGCTGCGAAACAGCGACTATGCCTCCTTTCGCATGTTCTGGGACAAACCTCAGAACCGCATTGCGCTCAAGCAGCCGCTGATCGGAGACTGACGTGACAATTTCAACCAGAGCCACTCTTCGCACCGCGCTCCAGAATTTCTTCGATGACTCGACGGAACTCACCAGTGGCATTCTCGATGAACATATCGATCTGGGTGAATCCGAGATCAACCGGCGCCTGCGGATCAGGGAGCAGGAGACATCCGCCGACGTCACGATCAGCGACACCACGGCGCCCTCCGAGGCGAGCCTGCCGACAGGATGGATAGGCCAGCGACGTCTTTATCTGAACACGGACCCGATCCGGCGCCTGACGTTTGTCACGCCTGACGATTTTTGGACACGGAACGCGGTCAACCAGACGGGCAACCCTGAAGTTTACACTATCGAGGGGGGCAGTTTTGTCTTTGCGCCGACACCGACGTCAACCGTGACAGGAAAGAGCCTGCACTGGGCGCGGGCAAACCTCAACACGTCAGCTCACTCGCTCTTCATCAACAACCCGGACCTCTACCTGGCTGCGGCGGCGGTGTGGACTGCGGAATATCTCGAAAACAGCGCCAAGCAGTCCAAGGCACAAGCGAAAATGGATGACATCATCGACCAGCTTGCAATTTCCAACGAGCGCGACCGATATGGCTCCGTGCCCGTCGCCCGTTCGGATGTCCCGAGTTTGGATCAGTAAATGAGAAGCCGACTGGCACAAGCGGCGGCAGCGATCGGGAGGGCCGCACCTGCGGAGGCTCTGCCACCCATCCAGTTTGGAGAGTGGAAGCCTGACGCGGCAGAACTGCTCGCAGAGACCACCAACGTCCAGAACGTCATACCCTTTGGGCCGAACGGCTTCAAGCCGATGCCTGACTTCGACGCTGAGAGCACGACACCCATGTCTGCGCGGTGCCAGGGCATTGCAGGGATCGTGGATAACGCAGACACAGCCTACCGATACGCGGGCGATGCCACGAAGCTGTATGAACTGCTGGCCCTTGCCTGGACGGACCGTTCCGGTGGCACCACATTTACCATCCCGGCAGATGAATTCTGGTCCTTCCTGAAAGATCCCGTCTCCAACAAGGTGCTCGCCTGCAACCGTGCGGATGGCGTGTTTTCAGCATCCTTCGGGTCTGACTTCGCAACCCACTTCACCTCGAGCCTGAAGCCCAAGCCGCGGTGCATGGCGCAGGTGAGGTCTGAATTCCTGATGACGCTCAACGTCGATGAGGGCGGGACGATGTATCCTGATCGCCTCCGATGGGGCGCGATCGGATCATCAACGGACATGGATGCATCGGCAGCCAACCAATCGGACAGTGCCGACCTCGGCGGTGAGTGGGGCGAGGGCATGGCGCTGTACGGCGGTGACGAGGCGACGGCCTTCCTCGAGCGTGCCATCTATCGTATCAATTACGTCGGGCCTCCCGGCGTGTGGGATCCAGGCGATGCCGTCGAGGAAAACCGTGGCCTTCTCGCTCCGAAGGCATCCCAGAGGGTCGGCCGCAATATCTACTACCTTGCAAACGACGGGTTCTTCCTCTGGAATGGTTTGCAGTCGATCCCGATCGGTGACGGGAAGGTCAATGTCGAGTTTTTCGATGACGCGGACGTGACGTACTATCACCGCATCACCTGCACCTACGATCCCAAGCATCAGGTCGTCATGTGGCAGTATGTGGACACCACGGCATCCACTTCGACGCCGACCCGCATCCTGCTCTATCACTGGCCGAGCGGATGGTGGGGCAAGGCGCACATTTCGCTGGATGTCATCTTCCCTGACCTGACGTCGCACATTTCGCCTGACTCCATCACGACGTCGCCGGATTCGTGGGAGTTCTCGCCTGATTCGCAGGTTCTCGCCGGCGGTCGCATTCAGGCGGGTGGCGTCGACACCGAATTCAACTCGGGCACGTTCACAGGCTCCAACCTGGCAACCATTATCGACACCGGTGTCAAGCAATTCTATCCTGGCCAGCACTGCATTCTGTCGGGTGCATATCCTCTGGTTGACGGGGGCACGCCTACGGTGGCGGTCGCGGGAGCCAGACGCCTCAACGACACCTTCACGTTCGAGACGGCAGCCACGCAGGCCACCTCGGGGAAGTGTCCCATCAGAAACAAGAGCCGTTTCCAGAAGTTACGGCTGAACGTCGCTGCTGGCGGCACCTGGGAACTCGCCACGGGTGTGCAGCCGATCGGAGCCCCTGCCGATGGCAGATAGGTTTGCTGACAATTTCTTCGGGTCATATCTCATGGGCGGACGACCGGAGTTCGGCATGTCTCCCTTTGCGCCGATCCATCCCGCTCAATCGCCCGCCGAAGACATCGGGACCAAGGCCGCGCTCCTCCGCGGTGTCCTCCCGTTCGCTCCTGGCGGTGGCATAATGGAACTCCCGGAGACACAGAGACAGTACCAGACGGCCAAGCAGCAGATCGGGGAGGGTAACTATGGTCAAGCCATTGTACCGGGCCTCTATGCCGGTCTGGGGGGCCTTGATGCGACTGCTGATGCGGCGATGGCGGCCGCTGGGATATGGCCTCCCGTGCTGGCTGGTGCATTGGGCGCGAAGTTTTTGGCTAAAAGTGGCAAGGCAATGTTGAAAGCAGCCGATCTGGATCCCTCAGGCTTTTACTCGTCTACCCGTCGCGCCATTGAAGGGCTGCAAGACACGGGCACCGGAAACCAATTTGCCGGTCAGCTTGGCGGAGTCGCAAAGGTAAAGGAGATGGAGGACTCGGGCGTTGCGGCGTTGCTGGCGTCTCGGGGGGATAACAGGGTCACCAAAAACGAATTGCTGGAGCAGCACGATCGCGGCCGTCCCCAATTTGAGGAGAAATGGAAGCGTACACCGGGTCCGCAACGTGATCCTGAAGAGTTTGGATGGAGGATACAGGAAGCTGAGGAGCAGGGCGACTGGGCAGAAGTTGAGCGCCTCAACAGGGAGTGGGAGGTCGCTGCGGGGTATGGCCCAGCAAACGCCCCCAGATGGGGTGAGCAGGTTATCCCAGGTGGCGAGAATTATCAGGAATTGCTGCTGACTTTGCCCAGCCCCAAACTTCCCAAACGAATGGCGACACAAGCCGAGCGTAATAGAGGCTATGCTTTCGATGATCCCGACCACGTAAATCGTGTCGACGCGGATGGTATGGTTTCAGATACCTCTCGGACTGAATTCCGTGGCGGCCATGACCCCGAACCAGACGTCTTGATACGGGTGCGGACGACTGACCGCATCGATGCTGATGGCAAGAGGACGCTCTTCGTCGAGGAGTTTCAGAGCGACTGGCATCAGGCGGGGCGGGATCGTGGGTACAGGACTGGCCCTCAATTCTCTGGCGAATTGTCAGCAAAAGAAATGCCCGATGGCATCGGCTGGGAAATCAGAGATGAAAATAACGTCTTTGTAACTAACGTCCTAATAGGTAGTAAAGACGATGGGGGCCGGGTGGTGGCACATGCTGATGACGCTCTTGCTGCTGCCCGTCGCCGTATTGACGACCCCAGTATTGGGGAAATTGCAACCGATTATCGCGTCCCCGATGCCCCCCTCAAGGGCGTCTGGCCTGAGACAGCAATGCGCCGGATGATCCGTCATGCATCGGAAAATAACTATGACAGCATATCGTGGACGACGGGGCGTATGCAGCAGGATAGGTATAATCTGAGCAGGCATTATGAGGGTGTAGAAATTATCCCAAGCAATGACGCGGCAGAACTAGGCTACGGTAACGCAGAATACGAAATAATGGTCAAGATAAAGGGGGACAATGCTTTCCGCACACTGGACACGGGCGTGAAGGAAAACGATTTACCCCAACACATAGGGAAAGAGCTAACGGACAAAGCACTAAAGTCGATAGATTACCAATTGCGAAATATCGATGATGAAATTAGAGAATTTGGCCCCGTCGCTCATTTTGAGGGCCTCGATCTCACAGTCGGCGGCAAATGGGCCGAGCACCTCTACGACGAGCAACTGGTGAACGCCGCAAACAAGTGGGCGAAGAAGCGAGGGGGGAAGGTGCGGAAGGGGACTATCGACGCCGGCCTCGACCCGGCCGAAGATGCCACACGATCAATGGAAACGTGGACCCTCGACATTACCCCCGAGATGAAGACCGCCGCCCTTCTGGAAGGCATGCCGATGTATGGCTTAGGCGCAGGGATACTCGGCGCGGCAGCGGCACGAGGCATCGGTGAGACCGAGCGTGAGGCGTACTGATGGCAGATAGGTTCACCGACAATTTCTTCGGACAGATACCGCAAGCTGTCCCTGTCATCCCCAAGGGCACTGGGGTGAAGGAAATACTGGCGGCCATTCAGTCGATGGCTATGCCCGCTCTGAACGCACCGCAGAAACTATGGAGCGGCTTCTTTGAAGGGAAAACTCCACTCGATCCGGGCGAAGACCCCGTTGCCAGAGATTATGGTCCGAGAGGCGAATTGGCCGGTACGGTCCTTCCGGCAGGATATGCGTCACACCCAACTACCGGAAGAATTTACGCGGTAAATGAAGAAACAGATCGAATGAGCCCCTTGTCCTCGTCGGCACAGTTGTTTACTGGGTCGGTTCTTGATCCCTTGAGGATGGCAGCGGTAAACGCCATGCGAAGAATGGCATCAAGAGCCCCCGGCGATCCAACTGTATTGGCGACGGGCATAACCCCGCCAATACCCAAAATAAAGGCGAGCAGCGGGTACAAATCTCCGCAGAACGTGACAGGCAACCCTGAATTTGGTATACTTCCACCCAGCAGTGGAGGGGGGGCGCCCCTCCCTAGCGGCGCACTTCAGCAGAGTGCGGCACCGCAACCACTGCTTTCTTACCCCCCCGTCCCTGATCCGGTCATGTCGCATGAAGCCAAGAGTAAAATTTTGGGTTTGCAGCGCAAACAATACCCCGAAGGTGCCTTCAACAAGGTCTGGACGGGCAAGGGCAGCAATGTAGAAACCAAGGGCCTCAAGAAGGCTATTGATAGTGCCCAACGCGATATTGACGCTGGACAATACACGCCGTACTTCGATGTCGCCAAGCGGGCGGACGTTGATCCCAGCAAGCATCCTTCAGGGCCGAAGACAGTTGATGTCGCGATGCCAAAGCAGGCAGCGACCATTGAGAAATACACTACCCTCGCCCAGAAAAAGGACGCTGTGCGACGACTCAACGAAGCCTATGACATGGGGTTGGATATAAAGGATTCAGAGAATTGGTATTTTGTAAAACAGATAGAAGATGGATTCATTAAGTATCTGGGAGCGAAAGAGGGCAGAAAACAATTCCGAGAGAAATTCGCGATGGCAATGGCAGCGACCACCGGAGGATCTTCGCCAAAGGAGAATTTCCGCACGGCAATGTATGGGAATTATCTTCGGGAGAATAATCTTCCGTATCCCAAGACCCTACAGACAACGAATTGGGCCAAGGGCGCGGGGCCGGATGACCTTGTGGCGTATCAGATGCCATCACCTGTTGGTGGGCGATATGTCAGCGGAAATGTTCAGATGCACAAGCGATTGATGGACATGGGAATCGATCCTGTCGAGAATCCGAAACGCTATAATTTCATGCGAAATTTCCTTGGCGAGAAATCAGGCGCGACGATCGATGAGCAGATGAGTGGATTGTGGGATCCCAAACTCAAACAACCTCCAGGGAGGTCTTACGGAATATATGAAGGCACAATGGCGAGCCAAGCAGCCCTCCGTGGCGTGGACCCGAGAGGCTTCCAAGATGTGGCATGGGCAGGTGCAAAGAAGATCAAGGAGGGCGACAAGTACAAGGGCAGCAAGCCGATGGTGCAGGAGGTGAATGAGTCCATTGAGCGCACTGCGAGAATAACTGGGTTGACGCCAGAGCAAGTCTTTGTGGAAGGCATGGTCAAGAGCCGCATTCCAATTTTGAGTGTTGCCGGCGCCGCCTTTATAGCAGGCGCTGTCATTGATGACACGAGCGACAACGAACGCAAGGCATACTAATGGCCCGCAGTTCATACCCCTCCGTTGCTCGTGAGCCGCCCCAGTGGCGACTCCCCAATGTGCTGGACATCACTTCAGTCCAGGACGTCGTTGCATTCCTCAGAATGCTGCTCATCGTGCTGGTGGATCAGATCGACTACATCCGGCGAGCGGCGATCGTCCTCAGGGGCGTGCTGGACGGGAAAACCAACAACGTGGGCGATATTACATTGACTGCATCTTCCACGACGACGACATTGACAGACCCCCTGATCACGGTGAACTCGTGCATCGTTTTCATGCCGACGACGGCCAACGCTGGGGCAGCGCTCCAGGACGGGGCCTTCTATGTGACGATCGCGGCCCACGGCTCTGCGACATTGACGCACACGAGTAATTCCAACGACGATAAGTCATTCACTTACGTCGTGGTAGGATAGGAATAATGCCACAGATCACACAGTCTGACATCTTCGGCGATCCTTCTTTGTGGACGCCTCTGGACCCCTATGGGGGGACGCCTCTGGGCGCATATCCGGCCACCTATGGTCTCGGGCAGACAGGGTATGGACAGCAAGGCCCCTCCCTTGGAGGGCAGCCAGCACCGTATGTCGGAGGTGCAGGTGGATATCAACCGGGACCGTATGGTGGGGGTGCAGCCGGATATCAGCCGAGACCATTCAATGCGGGAGCCCTTGTCGGAGGCGGCGGTGGAGGTCAGCCCCAGTCGTTTCAGGATAGTGGAGGAGGCGCACTGAGCACTGGCCTCGGGGCGCTGTCGGCACTATCCGCTGCGGACAGGTATCTCTTGGATGGCCAACTGGGCGAAAGTGCGCGGGAGTTTCTGGGAAACATCCCCGGAGTGTCAAACATTGCGGAACTCTTTGGTCTTGGGCCGGACGCCGTCCCACCCGTAGAAAGTATTTATGGGAATCTTCCACAAAGCCCTCTGCTCGACTACCTTGATCCGAGTCTCGTGTCATCGGTAGAGGCTCCTCCTTCTATCGCTCCGCTGACAGGCCCTGCAACCAGTATGAGACACATAGCTCCGCCGGGATCATCCTTTGTGAGTCCCGCGGAGAGGGCCTCGTTTGCTGAGTTGATGGACGCAGGTGGTGTCCCGACAGGGGCTCCATCTATTTCTTCTGGGCCCACCTTGCTGGACGCCCCCGCTCTTCCTTCTTCGACTTATGATCCAACCACGCTTATTCCTCAAGGCGGTTCGCTTGCCGGTCTGGCAACGGGTGCAGGGGCGCTAGGCGGCCTAGCAACACAGGCACCTACCGCTGTCTGGTCGGCGCTGCCATATGCAACACAAGCGCAGATGACTGCCGCTGGGCTCGGGCTAGGTGGTGGTGGGTACGGCCTTGGCACGGCGGCAGTTCCCGGCATGTTGGGGGCGGCATTGCCGGGCATAGCTATGTCCCTCCTGCCAATCATCGCAGGCATGGGACAGAGCCAAAATTCAGCAGAGGCCATGCGACAGGGCACCGCCGCCGCAGTGCGGGCTTTCCAGAACCTGAATTTCAATGAAAACAACGCTGCCCGCATCAGGGCTCTGACCGGGTTGCCGGGTCCGACCGGACAATACGGCGACCGTCGGACACTTGAGTCAGGAGCGAATATCGGCGGCATCTTCAACCAACTCGAGCAGGCAGGTGGTCGTGCGGCCCTCTCCCCATCCGCCCAGAGCCTCTACGATGACCTGCGGAACTATCAGGTAGTGTTGCAGGAAAGAAAGAATACCGCGGCACTTGAGAGGTTGGGGCTGCCGGCTGATGTGGTGAGACCGGATCCTGTTCCATTTTATTCGCCGGGGCAGGCGGGCGGGCAGCCCTCTCTCCCAGTCCCAGATTACCGACAAATTCAACCCTATGACCCCCGTCTTCTGCAACAGGTTATGCCAAGCACTCAGGGCCAGACCTATGGAAGTACGCTCGCCGGTCGGCTTCTCAGTCAGGGAATGTCTCCATCGCAGGTCGAGGAGTACGTTATGAATGTAGGGCAATAGGAGAGAGATAGATGGACCTTGAACTTCATGAGCCTCTCCCCTCACTCCTCGCTCTCGGTGAGGCGTGGGATCTGTTTGAGGGCCGTCTCGTTGACACCGAGGAGAGCCTCTACTCCCGAGAGGAGATCGAGCATTGCCTCCTTCACGATCTGATGCAGTTGTGGACCGTGACCGACGAGCTTGGGCCAGCCGCGGCGGCGGTGACACAATTCCAGATGTTAGGCGAGACAAAGGTCTGTTATGTATTGCTTCTCGCTGGTCTCGACATGGATAGTTGGCTGCATCACCTCCAAGATATTGAAGAGTGGGCGCGAGAAAACGGGGCATTCAAGATGAAACTGCATGGCCGCGCCGGCTGGGAGCGGAAGCTCGATACCTACACCAAGTCCACTGTCATCTTTACGAAAGATCTGCATCATGGATAGCTCAAGACCTTCGGGCCAAGTCGTCACCCAGCAAAACCAAGAGCCGTGGGCTGGCCGGCAACCCTTTGACCTGGATGTGATGGGTGAAGCACAAAATATCTATCGGACTGCCCGCCCTCAATTCTTTCCGCGACAGGCGGTGGTCCCGCATTCTGCGGCCACTACGGGCGCTCTGGCTGCACAGGAGCAGCGTGCTCTGGCTGGCTCGCCTCTACGCGAAGCAGGGCTGCGGCATGCTCAACAGACGCTGGCGGGAGACTATCTCCGGGCCGGCAACCCGTTCACACAAGGGTTGATCGATCGCTTCGGCTCGACGGTCGGCGCCGAGATCGATGCCCAGTTTGCCGGCCAGAAGGGTAGGTTTGGCTCCGAGGGACACATACAGGCAAAGACGCGAGGACTCGGGGACGCTCTCGCGGCTCCGCTCTTTGGGAGTTACGAGGCTGAACGGGCAAGACAATTCTCACAGGCTCAGGGGGCACCGGCATTGGCTGCGACGGATTACGATGACTTTGCTCGTCGGGCGCAGGTTGGTGCGAGAAGAGAAGAATTGGGCCAACGGCAACTACAGGATGAAATTGCACGGTTTGAATTTGGGCAGAATTTGCCCCAGCAAGCCCTCAGAGATTATGCGGGTATCATCAGCGGTCAACCGGGGTTTATATCCCAGACGAATGTCGAGCCACGGTTCACCAACCCCGCACTGGGTGCTCTGGGCGGTGGCCTTTACGGATCTCAGATAGCGAATTTGATGAATCAGGACAACTTGCTCTGGCCCGCAGCCGGTGCATTCCTCGGCGCGATGGCGTAGGAGACGGATATGGCATACGCCGATAACGTGGAACAATACCTGACGGCTCAGGGCTTCCCGCAGAACCCTAGAGCGAACCTGCTGTCGCCCAAAAACGCAGCTCTCCTTCAACTTGCATCTCAACTGCTGGTCCAAGGCGGACCACAAAAGGAGCCGACGTCATTCGGCCAAGGTCTCGGACTGGCAATGCCGAAAGCAATGGAGGCTTACCAGGGCGCACGGAGTCAGGAGCAGGCGAGGCAGTTGCAACAGATCCAGATGGCGGGTGGTCTTCAGCAGTTTAGTGCGGGGCAGGCGGCAGCGAAGGCCGCTGAGGCAGAGACACAAGCGTATACAAACTTGGCCTCGAGCCTGAGTAGAATGGGGGAAGGCCAACCCGAGATCGGTGGTATTCCGGTTTCACAATTACCTAGAGACTTGTTTGGTAAGTACATTGAGGCGCAAGCCACCGCGATGGCGAAGGACACGCGGACGACTGCCATGAAGAATGCGGACTTTGGGTGGCCGGATAATGAGGCGCAGCGGCGGAGAGCTGTCCAACAAGCCGTCCTAGACCCTAGTGGTGAAGGGAAGTACTACGCCATACAGACGGGCGCTGGGTTGTTTATGATGGACAAGACGACCGGCACGGCTGCGATGATTGGCATTACGTCCGATAACTCGCCGGTGATGATGGGACAACCTTTCCGTCCAATGTTTGGCTCAAACGGCGTGCCTCTTCCATTTAACCCAGGCCAAGTGGAAGATATTATGCCGCGTCCCGGCGGCGCTCCTCAAACAAGCGGTCAGGTGCCGCATGTGACGCCTCCGGGTGCGAAACCCATCCTTCCACCAACTTTGGCCGTTGACCCAGCGGTTACAAGAGCACGAGCCCTCTCGGCGGAACAACTTGAAGCCAAGCGCATCGAGGGCTATCCCTCAATGGTTCAAAGCATGGGATTCCAAGGCGTGAAGTGGGGCGTGGTCGACGACACGATCGATAGAGCCATTTCTATGTCCAATAACTGGACGACGGGTTTGATGTCTAATTTAGCTATTATCCCCGGTACGCCTGCTCACAATCTTCAGCAGACGCTGCTGACCCTTCATTCCAACCTCGGTCTCGGTGAACTTGAATCAATGCGGAAGTCTTCTCCAACCGGCGCGAGCGGCATGGGGCAATTAGCAGAGAGGGAAATGGAACTGCTTATTGCACACTGGGGCAGTGTCAATGCATCACAAGATGGTAAGCAGCTTGTCGAAAATCTTAACAAATTGAAGCCTCTCCTCAAAGCCACCCGGAACGCTATAAACGATGGCTTCATTGCGGAATATAGGGGACTCATCGATCTCCCGGTGATGGGAGGAAAACAGATCACCTGGGCCGATGTCAGCACGACCGCTCGCGTCAACGGGTGGCCCGTTACGGCTGTCCTCCAAAAACTTAATGTGGGGTTGAGACAGTAATAATGGGAACGGATCTAGTCGCCTTAGGCATCATCCAGTCAGACACTGGTGCTGTCCCTGGTCCAAGAGTACCCGACGTACTGGGGCCTATGTCTTCCGGCGCCGCGGTTCCCGGGAGGAATCTCGTCGAAGAAGGCATCTTTCCTGCGCCGCCGCCACCAGCAGCAGAAGCCCCACCTCCATACGATGCGGGCGGGTGGGTGCGAGACATTGGTGGTTTTGTTAGGGATGCCGCTACCGGGTTTGTTAAAAGTACAGCCGACCGCCTCAGGGG